TGCTATCTAAATAAGCCATGATTTCTTGTTTGGTGTTACTTGCGGTTGGTACGATTGATGTTACCGCTGACCGTGAGACACCCCCGCCAACTGGGGGCGTATTAGGGCATAGTTACAAAGTAACCAGCTTTTGCATCAGCTTTCTCAACATCAAAGCGAACAACCGCTTGCAAGTATTGACCATAGATTTCGTTATCAGTCCAACGAAGTCCAAGGTCTACACGATCTGCAAATAGCACACCACGTTGGATATCACCTACAAAGGCTTTAGCTTCACCAGATTCACCAAGAGCCGTATCAGCAACTACAAATACTGGATGACCAAGGAAAACTTTACCTGATGCAGAAACAATAGAGTCTTGAAGCAAGTAACGTCCATTTTTGTCTTTCATTGTATCCAATTTTTGGTAGAAACTTTGAGAAACTACAAATGACACATTGTAAGCAGGGTCAAGGTTGACGTTCAAGATAGCCTTGATAGCATCCAAATCCGCTGCCTCTTTTGCTTCAAACGTTTTCAAAACACCACCGATTGCGTCATTTGTGGTGTTGACTTTGATTTGGGTAGCTGCTTCAGCGACAATAGCAAGCAAGTCTACATCTGCATCGTCAATTGCTTCTTGTGAAAGTGGAATAGCACCACGGTAAGTCTTAACTTTCCAAGCGACATCTGTAAATTCTGGCTTCGCAAGAGCTGGGTTCTTTTCCAATTCTTCTACGCTTGCCATCTTAGATGTAGCTTGTTTAAGAATTGGGTATGAACCTTCACCCTTAGATGCTTTGTGAATTGTCACGAATTGTTTAAGGTCAAGAACAGTCTTGACTTCACGGATTGGTGTAGTAACAATTTCTTTGCTAGTTACTTTTTCAGTCCCTGTTTTCTTCAATCCATCAGTGGATGGATTAACTGCCTCATTCATAGGGACAAGCACTTCATCCTGACCTTCAAAACGAAGACCCTCATTTCGAATGCGACCTTTTGAACGAATAAATTCATTTACAGATTCACGATAAGATTTAGTTTCTTCTTCAACTTTATGAGCTTGTCCAACAGTTTTAACATCAGAACCAACTTCTGCAATTTCATATGCTTTTAGATTGTTCTCAGCTTCTGCTTTTTGAGATTTCAAAACATCGATTTCAGCACGCACTTCACGAGCTTTCTCGAGGTCTTCGTTGTTCAAAACAGATTTTAATTCTTCTGTTTTAGCAGTAATTTCAGCACCAATATTCATAATTTGTGCTTTCAGTTCTTTCATTTTTTCTTTAAACATACCTTTAAATTCTCCTTTTTGGGTATAAAAAAAGAGCCTATAGCCCTTTTAGTAGTTCTTCTTTTTCCAACTCTAGCTTCATCGCTTCGATTTCGTTCTTACGATTCGATTTATTAGCGAAGAAGTCATCAATAACAGCTTGTGGTAACATTCCTGTCCCGAAGCTTGCAACAGCTTCACGGTCTTCAAAGTTCATTACTTCATCAGCAAAACCCTTTTCAACCGCTTCTTCAGCACTCATGAAGGTCTCATTCTTCATCATGTCGATGATAACGGACTCTTCAAGACCTGTTTTAGATACATAAGCATTAACGATAGCTTGGTCGCTAGCCTTCAAAGCGTTTGACGCTTTGTCCAAATCATCGCTATTGCCTGAAACCCATGGTAACAATGCTTTATGGATCATAATTTGAGCAGTTGGGCTGATACGCACCGAATCCGCTCCCATGATTGCGACGCTTGCAGAACTTGCAGCCATACCAGTAACTTCAACAGTAACTTTACCTGGATAGGAACGCAATGAGGTATAAATTTCACTTCCAACTGTTACCAATCCACCGTTGGAATTAACTTCCAACACGATATCGCTACCGTCTTCCGGAAATGCATCAACCACAGATTTAGCACTGACTGCTTCCATCCCAAAATAATCATAAACTTCTTGTTGATTATTCGAGATCAGCGGACCCTTCATCTTGATTCTCTTCGGCATTTCTTGTCCCACCTCCTTTCATTGCTTGATATTCTTCTTTTTTGTCTAAGAAGACGTAATTCAGACTAGATAGATAACGGTCCATATTTGGATCCGTAGAACGTTCTTTACCGAGTTCGATTAAAGCTTGGTTCGGTGTTAAGATTTGATTGTTCACAAGCTTAACCAACTCTTCAACATTGCGTCCTGTAATGCTACGAGTATCAAATTCAACACGGTATTTCCTACGTTCATCATCATCTAGCACTTTTAGACCTAATTCACTAGTAATTGCATCAAAATAAAAAGGAAGGTCGTTGGTAACGTAATCTTCCGTCAATTGAGCGACAGACTGGTTTGGACTGTTCACTCCTAATTTAAAGCTAGGAACTCGCAAAGCTTTGGCGATTTGGGCAGTTGAAAAGTTGTTTGACGTAATCAACTGTAAGACATTTGTATCAATTTCAAGAGGGGTATACTCTTGAGTATCGTCAAATACAAGAGGACTTCCACCAGTCGAGCCTTCACGCATTTTCTCGAAGTCCATGCGTGCTTTCTGCCTAGCTTCACCATTTAATTGAGCGCCTTTCAACTTGATAATTCCGCTTGAGAAACCATCACGGAAAAACTTAATCAAGGTATTAATACCGCCATTTTGTAAGCTGATTTCATCGCCTAAAGATAACAACGGCGAACGTCCAAGGATTGTATCATGACTAAAAAACTTCCAGTGGATAACATCATCTGAATGACATCGAACCTCTCTACCACTCAGTTGATCACGAAAAGTATAAATCAACTCATGGTCATTTGTTTCTTCAACCGTCGTTTCAGATGGCCTAAAGAATTGAAATTCCATCGCTCTTCCAGTTTCTGGATCTCTAAGAATACGAGAAAATGAATTCCCAGTTAAAATGGTATTGACTGTCATTGCGAATTTCCACTGTCTAGCCGAAGCATTCCCAGTCGCTTTCACATTTAGAAGATAATTCATATTCTCATCTATCTCAATATTTCCCATTAAATCTTTTTTTAGCAGAGGGAAACGTGCCACATCACCAGCTATAATAGATACTGCAGTCAAGACATCACTATTTTTTAAAGCCTTAATACCAGTATATTCAGGGCTTGAATTGGCAGATACCACAGATGATATATAGTCGTCATAAGATAATTTTGACGAACTCAAAGATTGAAAAAAAGCCATTAGATTCTCACCTCCTTTCTATTTTTGGGTACAAAAAAAGCACTCAATTTTCTTGAATGCTATTTCTTCCTAATTCTTAACTCTACATCGTAACGTATCGGATAACTTGTATCACCATCAAAAGAACCTCCTGTTCCTATGACTTCACCCTCGATAATGTAATCATCATTATTTACGTATTTTTTCAAACCTTTGTTATAACGTCTGTCAATATAACCTACAAAATAACCCTCAACCATTACTTTTATCGCATTCTCATCTGCTTGATTAGTTGGTTCCGGAACAAGTTTAAAATTCTTTGTTTTTACTATTTCATGATAAAACATATCATCTTCATCTTCTGGGATACCAGCTAATTTGCGAAACGGGACCTCTCCTTCTTCTCGGTATTTAGTCCCCTTTACGAATAACCTACGTCCATAAATATAGTCTTTTTCTAATTCCTCTTCAAGTTTACCCAACCACTGTTGTATCTCAGATTTTTTATTTAATAACGGTTGAATCCTAAAGCTATAGTCTCTTGCCCCAAACAAGAAAGCGAGAAAACCTTTTTTACTCTCTTTAACAAGTTGGTCTACTTCTTGGTCAATCTCTTCTATCTGGTTTCTGTAATCAGATATTCTTTCCAGCAACTGAGTTTTGTATGATTTTGGCATAAACACCCCTCCTATTTAAAGGATATTATAGCTCATTCATTTAGTTTTATCAATATATAAAGCAAGCAAGCATAGAATAATACCTGTAGAGATATAGCCATATACTTCACCTATCAAGAAAATACCGTAGATGAAGAAAGATAATCCAACTAATAGCAAGATTGTATGTATTTGATTTAAAAATCTCAAAACAGCGAATCTCCTTTCAAAATTTTCTCATTCGTCCAGTATCCTGTACCGTCAAATGGTTCTAAATAACAAGCAGCATACGCATCTAAAAGAGCGTCCAAAGGGTCGATTTTATTGCTATTTTTATTCTTATCAATCCTCATACCATTGTTATCAACACGAGTATAAGCGTTATTCACTGCCATAGTAAGCAACTGATTTCCGCTATGCTTTATCTTTCCTAAACGGATATCATCACGGAATTGTTTAGTAGGCATATTCAATACCATTGTTGTTTGTGGTATTTGTGTCAAAGGCCATTCAGGATGTCGTTTCTCAATCATGGTCAATAACGAACCGAACTGATAAGGGTCGAAATAAATACCCTGCAATTCCCAATCATTCTCATAAACCATTTCTTCAATCTTCTCAAGAACACGCTCATCATCGATAACCCCACTTTCAAGAGTAGTAATCTCGCATTCGCCCATTCGCTCCAAATTGGTATAAGAAACACCGTCTCGTTTTTCTTTAGCAATCAGACCATACTTGGTAGCAACAAACGAAAAGCTATCCGCATACCAGTAATCGTCCATCATGACCATTGGAGAAATGGAGAATAAGTCACTTGACCTACCTACGTCAACACCAATCCATACTCTACGTTTTCTAGTATCTGGTTTATCGATTTTAGCCTTAGACCAACTTTCTTTATCCATGTAAGACTCTTCAGAGGATTGCCTCCACATGTTGAAATTCTTGATTAAAACTTCATTGACCGTACCAGTTTCTAGTGACGTCTTGCGACGTTTACGAAGATAATCCATCATCTTTTCGTGAAGCGCTTCGACTTCAAGAATTGGATTGGATTTTATCCAATTAGCCTCGTCAGCTATCTCTTCCTCATTGTCTTGTTCTGCAATAAAAGCAAAATAACTATCATCTATCACATCTCCGTCCAAAATCTTCTCGATATATGGATATTCGATTGTGTGCATTGGAGCATTTAAGTTCATACCAGCTGTTGAGATTATCAAAATCAACGGATTATCCAACTGACCTTGCCCAGATTCTAGCAACTCAATCATCTCATTAGTTTTAGATGCTGCAAACTCATCCAAGATACCAACGTATGGTTCAAATCCATCGACCGCTCCAGTATCTCGACTTAACGCACGAACATAACTCTCATCATTCAAATTACGAAGTTCATCACGCACGATTTTAGTTGCTTTTCGAATATCTTCATCTTGCGCTCTCAGAGCATCTAACTGCTTACGGATCATATCGTATGCGATACGGGCTTGAGAACGGTCGTTGGCAGTACAGAATAGTTGTCGGCTCATAGAAGGGTTCCGACCAAATAAAAACTCGTACAGGGCAATCCCTGCAACGAGAATAGTCTTCCCGTTCTTTCTGGCCAAACTGATTAGAGCTTTTTTAAATCTTCTTATCGATGTGTCAGACTTTCTTCTCCAACCATACAAACTCGATAAAATGAATTTTTGAAAATCTGCCAGTGGATATGGTTTGCCAGTTTTGACATCTGGGAGCATTTCAATGAAATCTATCGGATTTTTTGCTTTGTCAGGTAAGTAAATATATGGAAAGTCTTCATCATCCATACGCTTCAAATCTCTTAAATGTCGCTTGCAAGCTTTTATAACTTTCTTGCTGGCTATGATTTCTCCACTTACGACTCTTGAAGCATACTGATAAGCTACGTCTTCCACACAATCACCTCCTAACTACCAAATTTATCAAAAATACTCTCTTTCTTTTCTTCAACCTGTGGCACATACAATTTCATGCGACTGTCCACCGTCAATCCTAACTGAGATGCTGCTTTCATCAAGTTAGTTGTGGCACGCTCTAATGTATACAACATTTTGTTTGGAACTACCGAACCTTTTTCATTCTCGTAGACATAACCTTTTTTCTGCAATCCGCGAGATATCTCTTTGTAGACTGCATACCAGGTGCAGTAGCTCTCTAAAACGGCTCTGTCTAGATTTCTTAGGGGTAGCTTTCGCAGATCGTTGATGACTCGTTTATATTCTGCTTTCGCAATCGGATCGAAGTGCTTTGGCGGTGTTAGTTGTAATGCATCCAAACCATCCGAAGCCTTCTCCTGTATACTTTTGCGAGCTATTTTCTCTTCTTTGGTCATGTGCTTTTTGTTGCTTTCGACAACCTTCATTTTCCGTCCCATTTCTGCCTCCTTTACACCAAATTTTATAACTTCCAATATTTCAAAAAGGGAATTTTTCGTACAGAAGAGGGCAGCGTTCCTGTTCCCGAACGTTATATACCCCCGTAAGAAATTGAAGGGGGTATTTCCGTACAAAAACCGACCGATTCCTTAGCAATTCCCTTACCTCAGCTAGCTCAATATCGTTTTTTTATATTAAAATTTCTCTTTATTTTACACAAGGTTGACAATAAAAGAACTAAAAAGAATATCTTTCTTTGATTGCTTTCTTATCATTACATTTCTTACAACTTGCTTGAAGATTATTTCTATCTAATCGTCTGGACCAATCTTGTTTAACACTGATGATATGGTCAGTCATTGTCGCTTCATCTCCACACATCGCACAAACATAATCAGACTCAAGCAACACTTGCTTACTTGTTCGCTTCCAGATAGATGAATTATAAAACCTCTTGACATCCTTGTCGTATTTCCAGCGTGTACGATTGTACTCAGTATATTCATCGTTTCGTTGATCATAATCTACTGAGGTTCTTCTACCTCTAAGTATTGTAAGCTTTTGTGGTTTCATGCAATCCTTTCAAAAATAAAAAGCCACACGATGTGCGACCTTTTCCAGATCTCTCTCTGCGAATTAAAATCGCAATTGGAACGACAGGATTCGAACCTGTGACGTCTCAATTCCCTAAACAGGATTTAATCCGTCTACCATATATCCATTAACTAGCATGAGACTACTGCTTTAAACGAGTGACTTTTGATAACTTATTTTTTACTATCTTGTCCACAAATATTCCTACTTGTATCACTCATGCACGATTGGTTAGACCAATCACTCCTTACATCGCAAACTACTAAGCCATTTTTCAATTAACGAAGACCCCGCTAAAAGTCTAAGCTGCTTTACTCTTTGACTTTACTCTCGTCCTTGCGAGACTTGAGTAGGCAATCTAATTGCCGAAGTACACTTTCGTTTGTGACGGGCGATGACTTTTGCTTTTTGAGTTTTTTCTATCTTGAATAGCTTTTAAAATATAAAAATCATCTTTTTATCTATCACAGACACGCATCGCCATGTGTTTTATTCTCTTTTGAAGAACAAAATGCACAGCGCCTGCTTGTTATCGATTGTTTTGCGGACAATCAACTCACCTTACATACTTTTGGGAGGCGCCCAATTTTTGTAAGATATGGTATTAAGCTCTTGTTGCACCTCGAACCAAATACCTCTTTCCTCTTATAGACTCGTCTCACAGCCAAACTGCCACATTTGCATTTCCTCAGCACCTTGCCGTTGGAATCTTTCTGCTTTAACTTCGCCCACCTATTCCAAAATTGAAATAGTTAAGATTAAATTGCTTAGATTGACCATTGCTGGCAGGATGTTTGATAGATTTAAAAACATCCTTTTCCTGAGTTACCACAGATTATCTAGGCTAAGCCCTCAAAATGCAAGGCGACTACTACCTTGCGTGTTAATTAGTAATCAATTTGAAATGCTTTCTTTTTTTATTTTTTGTAGTCTTTTAAAACCTCTGAGGGAATCAAACCCTCTAGCTTATAACTTACCTAGGATATAAGTAGCTACGCAATCATGCGAGGTCTAGTCGCTCCGCAACCATTTTTAAGTTAATGAGTGATATATGAATGCTAAGCCTACTGCCTACCCCATTCTGGGACACAAACACTCAAAGGAGAGGGGAGGACTTGAACCTCCAAGACCATTACAGCCCCCTGACATTACAGGTAACCATCTACCAATTCTGAGACCTCTCTTTTCATTTCTTGATACTACCATTCTAACAGATTTCAGACTTCATGCCTGTACAGTTACTATCATTTACTATCAATTCTGTAAGAATAACATCAAGCTCATTTACCGCCTGTTTCTTCAAACGGTAGTATGTAGGAGAACTCATCCCTCCCATGCTATCACAGATATCATCAACGTACATCTTATTGATGTAGGTCTTTCTCAAAATAGTTCTATGTTTTGGATTTTTAAGCCTGTTGATCATTCGACCTAATTCAAGTTTTCTGTTAATGACCTCTTTAGTATCCTGCTCTATAGCCTCTTTCATCACTACCAACTGAGTATAGACATCATCAACTTTTCTAGTCTGTCCACCTTGGACTTTGACACCTGACCACTTAGGACTTGAGAGCAAACCTGCCTCAAGCTCATTGATTTCATCTATACGGCTTTGAATGTCCATGTCAAGGTCTTGTAATTCTTTCAATAGCTCTTTAGCCTTGTTCACTCTCTGTCTCCTTTGTGATATAATAATATTATTGAGATTATAGCTGAGACAGAGGGTGTCTTGGCTTTTTTATTTTATTCTTTATTCGTGATCACACTACCTGCACCGTTAACAGTGACCCAGCCATGCTTCTCTCTGGCTTCTGCTTCTTTCATCCGGATAAGATTATCTGTGATTGAATCTGACTTAGCTTTGTTGGCCTTGGCTTCACCTTCTGCTTTGATGATACCTGCGTCTGCTTCGGCTTGAGCTTGAACTTTCTTGGTATCGGCTTCAACCTTGGCTTTCTCCTGCTCCTGTTTAGCTGTATCTATCTCCTTTTGTTTGACCGATTCATTTTTGATTGCCGCTTCAATCTCATCTCCTGCATCTTGGTCTGTGATGGTAAAGGATACAAACTCCAAATCGTAAGACTCAAATTTTTCTTTAAGAGCCTTGTCAATAGCCTCATAAACTTCAGTACGCTTGTCACCCAGCACATCATAGATATCATAATTACCTGTTACCGATTCTATAGCACGTTGTACTGCTGGAGATACTACACTATCATTTACTGTTTCTAAGGTAGTGTAGTTAGAGAATACCGTCATAGCTTTTTCCTTATTGACACGATATTTCACATCGATATTCGTATTCAACCATTGACCATCTTTTGTCTGAGTCGTGATTTTCTCCATTGTTTTTGTTTGAACAGATGTCGATAAGGTGTAGACTTTGTCAATAAATGGCATTTTTAGATGATATCCTGTTTGCAGGGTATTTTCTTGCACACCTCCAA